CTAGTAGCCGGTGACGTCGAGCACTGCGAGGGACGCGTTGTTCCCGGTATAGGTGAACCCGGTCGGCAGAGGCAGCCCATAGTAGGGACCATAGGTGCGACGAGCCGTGGACGTCATCCCGAACGTGATGGTGCCACCAATCACTGCCCCTCCGGAAACACTTACGTCCTCGTATTGCAGGTACTCCTGTGGATCGCCCCATCGCCGGAACGAATTCACCGAATCGAACGCGGAGACCAGAGGCATCACCGCCCACGCCCGACCAGGATCGAACTGTGCACTGCCCTGCCACCCGGGGCGCGTCGATGCCGAACGCAGACCTGCCACCCGTGCGGCCTTCCTGCCTGCGTCGAACATCAGCCGGCCAGCACTGTCACGGATGATCAGGCCAAAACTGCTCGGCGGTTCCTGTGGCGGCGCGTAGACATACCACTGCACCACCGCGCCGGGTGGACCGAACAGATACAGCCCGGCCGGATAGCCATCGATCTGGTTGTAGTACTGGCTGCCCACCACTGCGGTCGAGCGCACGGCCACGGAACCAGCATGGTTGCCGATGTAGCGGCTGCCTTCACTGTCCAGCGTAGCGGTACCTTGAGCGAGCATCGCCAGTGTCGGGAAGGCATCGTCGATCAGCACCGTGCCCCAGTCATTGATGATCTTGATTCCTGCGGTCATGTCAGCGCGCCCATATTTCGACAGTGCCTGGATAGCGGTCCTTCAGAGGAACATTGACGTGGCGCCAGCTGATGGTGCCCGAGGCCATATCGATGGTGAAATCCGGGGCATACCAGCCGCGAGCGACCGCTGTTAGATCGGTATCCTCCGGTTGCCGAGAGAAGGGGGCGCTGCCGTCGACCGTGCTGTACTGCACGCGTGCAAGCACGCGGAACAACCGGCCCTGCGGGTCATAGCCCAGGCTGCCATCGGCGTTGAAGACCTGGATTCCTGCTGGCATCACCACACCCCCATCTGCACGCGCAGCGTTCCGGCTGCATCAAATACCTGGATCACGTTGTTGACGATGGTCAGATAGCCGCCGTTGTCGGGGCCGGTCATGGTCATCGCACCGCTCTTGTCCAACCGCCAGCGGGGCTGCCCTCGGGCACCCACTGCGTTGGACTGGATGAAATCGCCGATCATCGCGTTCTGGATCCTGCCGTTGCCGATCAATGCCTGGCTGATGAAGGTCTGTCCGTTCTCGACCACGAAAGGCGTGGTGATCTGCCCGTTCCTTTCATTGATGAGGGCGAACCGATCGGCCTGCATCAGGATCTGGCTCTGGTAACTGCCATCGGGCTGCTGCTCGACGCCCAGGCCCATGCCGGCCATGTAGATCTGCCCAGCGCTGGTGATCTGCGCCTTGACCGTATAGGTCGCGCTGACCTTGCCATCCAGGTTCACCACCGCCTGCGAGACCTGCTGCACGGCCGCGCTGACACCTTCAATCTTGCCAGGCACACCATCGATGGATGCCTCGACCGTATCCACCCGCTTGGCCAATGCCGCGTCCTTCTCGGCCATAACGCTGTAGACGGTGATGGCGCCAGCAGTAACGTCGTTCTCACCGACGTTGTAGTCCTCCTCGCCCGCGCTGTGGTCACTGACCTGGGCGAACAATCCGTCGACCTTCTGACCCTGTGCGGCCACCTTGCCATCCACGTCGGTGACATCCATCTCAAGCTGATCGACACGGCCAACAATGGCACCCGCTTCAGCAACAGCGTCGCCGATGTCCTTCCAGTGGCTGCCCGGTGGCGTTTCGTTGCCTGCGGCGCTGCCCTGCCAGCTCCAGATCCGACCGTCGTGGATGACGGACTCGCCTGGGGCGTAGGTCGCCGCCGCGTCCCAGACCAGCGGCAGCACCCCGGTGAGGCGCTCGATCTTGTCCCTCAGTTGCTGACCCAACGCGCTTTCGTTGATGCGGCCAACAAAGTAACTGTCGTAGTCGTCTGGGTTGCTGCTCGATTCGCCGATCACCCCGACATCAAGGGGATACCAAGGGCCGATGTTGCCGCTGCGATCCACCAGCCTTCCCCAGAACCAGAAACGCGCGCCCGCTGCCAGGCCGTTCATCTGGTGCTGGGCCTGCGGATAGGCGAAGTCACCGAGCTTGATCGCGCTCTCACGATTGGGACCGGTGCTGTACCAGAGTTCGGTACGCTCGGTGTCGGTTGCGCCTTCGGGGAAGCCCCAGGACAGTGCGATGCCGAAGGGGCGACTGATGCTGGTCAACGATGAGAGCGACGGCGGTGGTGTGGTCTTGCCCTCAATCGTCGTCAGCGCGCTGACCATCGGCTGCGACACCGCTCCCAGCGCATTGACTGCACGAACCCGGGCCAGGTACTGGCCGGCGTAGATGCCGCGCACTTCCAGGCTCTGCGTACCCACGCGGCCGGCACGGACCCAGTTGAGATCACCACGACGCCATTCCACGTCATAGGCAATCGCCTTGTCCGCCGCGTCCCACTCGATGGTGAGTACGGAAGTGGCGATACCCTGGTCGACGACCACATGCGAGGCCATCCGCACGTTCGCGGGTGGCGGCTGCACACTGGGTGGCACGATGCTGATCGGCGGCTGCTCCAGGCGCGTGCCATCGTCGATGGCGGCGTACTTGCCCGGCACATGCTTGAGCGCGGTGATCTGGTAGGTCAGCTCTTCGCCTTCACTGATCGACAGCACGCGGTACTGCTGCAGCGCCAGCTCCGGCGACTCCAGTGCCCAGACTGACTGCGCGACCGGTACTGCCGACCACGGCGCGGTGACGGTGACCGTCTCGCCATCAACCGACTGCACGGTACGTGCTTCGGAATGCCCATTGGGCAGCGTCGCACGCAGGGTATCACCGGCTTCAATCTTCTCCGGCGGCTGGTCCAGCACCAAGGTCCGCGCACCCGCGCTGCGGATGCGCCCTGCGTTGCGGCGACCGGCGCGGTTCGGGTCGGCCACCTGGATGATGTCGCCGGGCATGCAACCCAGGGCATCCAGCCCCACCGAGAAGCTGATCGTCTCGGTTTCCAGCATCTCGGTGTGCAGGATGTGGTTGCCCACGCGCTGCGCCTGCGAACGCGAATGGCAACCCACCGCCGTCACTTCGGTCTGGTTGATGCCATAGCGGGCGACCCCCGGCAGGTGCTGCACCACTTCGACCTTCTGCCGGCCGAAATCATCCGGATCGATCCAGGACACCAGAGCGACGGTGTGCCGCGCCGTGCGGCTGCTGCCCGCATAGTGGAAGCGGCCCTCGATGACATTGGCCTGGCTGTAGGTCAGCAGCGGGTCCTTGGGCATGTCGGCCGAAGCCATGACCTGGCCGGCTGCATAGAAGCTGATGCCACGGAACATGGTGGCGATGTCCTGCAGCACCCTGTATGCCTCAGCGCGGGTCTGCAGGTACAGGCTGCAGGTGAATCGCGGCTCCCTGCCGCCCTGGCCATCGCTGACCAGTTCGTCGCAGTAGCGGGCGATCTGGTAGAGGCGCCACTTGTCCACCCAGTCCAGCGGGATGCGATGACCCAGGCCGAAGCGATCGTTGGTGACGATGTCGAAGAAGACCCACGCCGGATTGTTGGTCCAGCCGCTCTTGAAGGTGCCATCCCACACACCGCTGTAGACGCGGGTGAGCGGGTCATAGTTGGACGGAATGCGTACGATGCGCCCCCACAGCTGATACGAGCGCGTGGGAATGTTCTGGAACTGGCTGGCATCGACCTGCACCGCCGCCAGCGCGCAGTTGGGATAGCGCAGCTTGGCATCGATGATCTCGGTCATCGACAGCACGTTGACGGTATCAGCGATGGTGCTGCTGTTGGCGTTCGCGGTCAGCCGTCGGATGCGCNCCTGCCACTGGCTTCCCGCCGGAAGATCGATGCGGCGGCTGCGTTCGTACTGGCTGGTGGTCTTGCCACTGAAAGCGTCGTTCAGCACGGTGCTGAACGGGCCGCCGTCGGTGGACAGGTCCACCGCATACATGATGCGATAGCCCTCGGTATCACCGTTTTCGGTGTTGGTCTTCTGCAGCGCGGGNACCGCAAAGCGGATGCGCACCGCCGACAGATCGGCACCGGACACGGTGCGAACCACCGGCGCATCGCTGCGCAGTTCGACGTTGACGCCGACTTCATTCTCGATCGAGGGGAAGCCGCTGATGTGCTCCTGGTCCTGGGTACCGGAACGCGTCTGCACGTCCACGCCGGAGAAGTTCAGCGTGCCGTCCGGGTTCTCGATCGGCACCTGGTCCAGGTAGATCGACTGCTTGCCGGCGACCAGACCGCGGATCTCGCCTTCGCTGGCGAGGTCGATGATGCGGGCCACTGCCATCGAGTGCAGGCTGTCCGGCGTTTCCACCGGCGTGCGTGCATTGCTGGCGCCCTTCTTTGCACCCACCAGTGTGGGTATGGGTGCACTGCGCTCACGCTGTGCGGAATGAATGATCTGGTTCAAAACTGGTCCTCCGCCAGGATGCCGCCGCTGATCACGGCCGAGCCGATGAACATGCCTTTCTTGTCATGCCCGCCGTAGGCCACCGGGACAGGATTGCCTTGCGCCTGGGTGTTGACGGTGCCGTTCATGCTGTAGCTGGGAGCGTTGTCGGGGCTGTCTTTTGCGCCCAGGCCTTTTGGCTGCGGGGAGAGCATCTGGGAAACGCCCCCCAGCACCATGACCCCCCCCTGAAAGACGAGCTGATAGTTCTGGGTCCACACACCGACCACGATGAGGACTATGCCCAGAATCGTCTGGAGAATACCGCCGCGCTTCGACCCAACCAGCACCGGCGCTATCCGAATGTCGTCAGCGCCTGGCGGGTCGTGCAGCTGTTCCTTAGTGAGGTTCTGACGCCCAAGGAACACGGCAAACTCCATGCCCTTGGACTTGGCGCCCATCAGGTACTGCTGGAAGCCAGGCAGCATCACGCATAGGGCATGCACGGCCTCGGCCGGGCTGTTCACCGCCAGCCGGAACTTGCGCCCGAAGCGCGCGCCCAGCTTGCCGTACAGGCGAATGGTACGAAGACGGTCAGTCATGGCGCACCTCGCGATGGCGGACGATGCAACGGGTGCGCTCGGCCCACATGCCGCCGTAGGGCACGGACTCGGAAAGACGACCGTGCAGGTGATGCAGCATCTGCCCGTTGCCCAGGTAGACGCCGGCGTGATTGGTCACCGGCGAGCGGATCTGCATCAGGATCATGTCGCCACGCCGCGGTTCTCCTTCGATCAGGTCGAAGCCTTCCGCATGCAGTCGTTCAAGGCTGTACAGGTCCTGGCCCTTGTCCCACCAGTCGTCGTCGCGGGTGTAGTCGGACAAGGAAATGCCTAGTTCGCGCGCATGGAAGTCGCGCACCAGGCTGTAGCAGTCCAGCACGCCGTGGGCGAACTGGCGGCCGACCAGCGGCGCAACATAGCCGTTCGGCTGGATGGTCTGCAGGTCACCGCATTCGGGCGCCTCGCCATCCACCTGACCGACGCTGACGATGTGCCAGGTCAGGCCACTGTGCTCGCACATCACCCGATCCGCGTCGGACGGTGTGGCAGCTGCGTCCGGATGGCTGTGCACCAGGGCCAGCACCTCGCCCTTGTCTTCGGCCACGGCATAGTCCTCGGCCGGCAGGCGGAAGTGTTCACTGGGTGTGCCCGCGAGGTTGCGGCACGGCAAATAGTGCTCGTGGCCTTCGATGGCCACGATCAGCCCGCAGCACTCGCGCGGGTACTCGGCCACGGCATGTGCCTGGATGGCCTGCAGGGTTGTTGGTTGCATGTTTCACCCATAAAAAAAGCCCGCGCGAGCGGGCCTGGAAGTGGAGAATCGGAAGCGCTGGATCAGGAGCGGAGCAGGCCGGCCGCCGGGAAGCCGCCATAGGGCAAAGGCTTGTCCTGGCCGAAACGCATCTTGCAGCTGCGCACACGGCCCCCACACTGGTCACGGGCGGGGTCATCGGTGGCCACGTCGTCGCCATCGGCAACCGCCGGACCGTTGTAGCCGCAGTAGGGGCCGCGGTAGCCACCGCGTACCAGCCAACCACACATGCCGGCGATGATCTGCCGGCCGGGCAACTGCTCACCATTGAGGTCGATGGCCGTAGTCAGTTCGAACTCCACCGTCTGCTTGTCCTCACCGACCTTGCGCTCGATGAACCAGACCTCGTCGGGGAAGTGTTCTGCCGGATCGGCGCTGGAATTGCCCTCTTCGAAGTTGGCTGCATCCAGGTACTTGGCGAGCGTCTGCCGACGGATGACACGGGCGCCGACCAGATCATCGAACAGCAGGCACATCGCGGTGATGCGGCCATCGATGTTGCTGACCCGAAGTTTGGGGTTCGGCGGCTGGTCGCTGGTTCGTTCAAAGCCGCTGGCTTCGATCGGCCAGGGGCCGTACTCCTGCCCCTGCCAGATGATCACACCGCTCTGCAGGTGCGCGTGGAAGAACAGCTGGTCGGCACCGAAACTGCTGGCGTCCAGTTCGAAGACGGTAATGCGGCCACCCGGCTCGAGTTGCTGGGCATCGGCGGTGATCATGAGGTGCGCTCCTAGGCGGTGGCGGGATAAGGCGGTACGGGATGGGACGGCTGACCGCAGGGCACGATCACACGGTGTCCGGGGCGCAGTGACGCATTGGTGGTGAAGCCGCTGACGCGGCCGGTTTCGGTCGTGATTGCGCTCATGGCTCAGAGCTCCGCGTCTGCGTGCACCAGAACCTGGGAGGTGGTCGACCACACCACGACCGCTCCGTACTGCTGCATGTTGTTGGACATCGAGGACAACACGGCCGCGTCCACGGTGGACTGCCAGCCCGGATCGCCGCCGTTGAAGTTGATGAGACTGCCTTCGGAGCCGAAGCCCACCAGGTTGAGCGCGGTGGAGGGCGAGGTGATCCTGGGCGCCACGCGCTTGCGTACCTTGAACGGGATGCAGGCGCGCGAATCGCCGTTGGCGGTGTAGGTGATTCCCAGGATCCGGTTCACATCAACTGCTTCGTAGTAGCGCTGGCACAGCAACAGTTCAAGCGCTTCGGGCCGGCGATCGAAATCGGTCGCGGTGTCACCCTCCTCGACCTGCATTTCAGCCAGATAGACCACGCCACTCTTCTGTCCCGCCCCGAACGCGCGACCTGCGAAGTTCGCGCCCGCGTCCAGCCACAGGCTGAGCTGTAGATAGCTGTCGGCGCCCAGGGTCTGCCCTGCGATGCCAGGCACATCCACGGTCAACTGGTGCCAGCGCCACATCGTATCGAGCGTGACGCCGCCGCCGATGCTGTCCCTTGCCGTTGAGCCGCCGGCGCCGAACGACTGCTGAAATTCCAGGCCCACCTTGAAGTTGTCGACCGTGGCCCGCGCCTTGAAGCTGATGGTGACGCGTTTTCCCGCGAACGTACGCACGTCCTCGATGCGCTGCTGGACGAGTGCCATGCTGTCGGCGCCGGCGACACTTTCGACGACGAGCTTCAGCAGGTGACGGGAACCTGCGATCAGCCTTCCCGCCGCACCACCGCCTGCCGCAATGTCGTCGCGCGATGCAGAGAGAGTGGTCGCGTGCGAGTTCACCAGCCAGCGATCGGCGATAGGACGGGCACCGGTAGATGCGGAAAACGCCGTACCCCTTTGCCAGACCCGGAAGTCACCGTTGATAAGGCGGTTGCGGCCTGCCATTCGGCTGTCCAGGCCGTCCACGGCGGTCTGTACGCCCTCCAGGCCTGCGTAGACGTCGGCGAAGTTGTCGTTGATCTTGGTAAACGCCGGGCGCTGCGTTTCCCCTCGCTTACCATTCGCTTGAATGGTATCGAGGTCGATGATTTTTCTTGCCATGAACGCTCCTCTAGATTCCTGTGGGCCCGCGCTCCGGCGGACCGCTGTCGGAAGTCCCGCACACCCAGTCGAATGTCTCCGGCTGCGGTAGTCTCTGCCTGATCTGTTCCCAGGTCTGCGCATCTTCGGGCGATGCGATGGTCAGATTTGTCAATGCCAGATTGACTGCATCGCGCCACGCCACCATCGCTCGGGCCTCGCAGGAGAGTCCCGAGATCACGCTGCTGATGTAGCTACAGCAGCTTTCTATGGATGTATGCCCCAGTGTCTGGACGTACTCGCACATCCATTGCTCCGCCTGGCGGCGCAGCAGATGGAGGTGCTCGGTGGAACCCGCCGGGTAGGGCGGCGGCGCTGGCGAGGGCGCGTTGCCAGCCAGGATCCACGTCTCATAATCTCGCCACATCCAGTGGCCACGCGGAATGAACGCTCCGGTGCCTGTGCACTTGATGATGTCCGGATCGTGCGTCAGTTGATACATGTCAAAGCTCCGCATCTGCAGTCCAGTGGAAGGAGGAACCCCAGTTCCCGGGTGCCGACACATAGTTGACCTGGGCTCCGGACTGGCCTGGGTTGACGATCGACGTCACCGTGCCGGCACCACCAGATGCACCAGAGACCTGGCTGACGGCACCGGTTGTGTCGTTGTAAACGGTGTAAGCAGGCGTCGCCCGCTTCAGTACGCGGCAGCGGATGTGCGAGGTACTGCCCACGCCGACCGAGCGGTCATAGAACTGGTTGTCCCGACCGGCCCCATCGGCCGTGCCAGGCGGTACATCTATGTTGTAGCTCTTCTCGAAGTAGCGCTGGCACAGCAGCAGCTCCAATGCGTCTGGTCTACGCTCGAAGTCGGTGGCTGCAGCGCCATCTTCCAACTGCACCATCGCGATGTCGAAGTTGCCTGTCTGGTGCCCCAGGCCTGGAACCCGATTGCTGAAGTCCGGACCGGTGGACATCCACAGCGAGACCCATGTGCAGTGTCCGGCACCGTTGGTATTCTTTCCGGAAACACTGGGTACATCGAACGTCATCGTGTACCTGCTCCAGGTTCCTGTCAGCGTGGCGATGCCAGCAAACATCTGTGTCGATGAGTCCTGGCCACGGAAATCCTGCTCGATTTCCACGGCAATCTTTGATCCGGGCGCTGCCTTCGCATAGAAGGAAAGCGTCAGCTTCCTGCCACTGAGCAGTGTTACGTCTTCGATCAATTGCGAAACGCGCTGGTAGCTGTTCCTGGCCGAGGAGGCGCCCACGTTGACATTCATGTACCAGCGCGGATTGCCGGGAACTGCGGTCTGGCCCGGCTCCAGCGGGAAGCGTGCCATCGAAAGCGTTCCGTTGCCGTTGTCACGCTTCCAGCGATCGGCCAGATAGTTCGAACCTGTGCCCTGTGCCAGGCCCCACCCGCGCTGCCAGAAGCGGAAGTCACCATTGACGAGGTAGTTCCTGGCCAGTGATCTACCAGCCAACGCTGCATCCAGGGCTGCTGGAATTGCCGTGACGGCCTCTTGAGCGTCCTTCAGGCCGCTATACACCTCGGCAAAATTGTCGTTGATCTTGGTGAACGCCGGCCGCTGTGTCTCACCTCGTTTTCCATTCGGTTGAAGGGAATCGAGGTCGATGATCTTTCTTGCCATATCGGGGTCCTATTGTTCTGGTGAGAGACCGCTACGGATCAGAACTCAGCGTCGGCCCACCAATGCCACCAGCCGCCCCAACGCCCTGCATTGTTCGACCAGCTGACTTCGTAGCCTGAGTTGGACGCATAGTTCACAACGCACGGCACCCTTGAGATGTTGTCTTCGGCGATATGTCCATCCTGCTGCACGGTGTCGGCCGAGATTATTTTCACGTTGGGATGCGCGCGCTTGGAGGTCTGAAATCGGACGCTCTGGTAGTGGGCGATACCCGGTGTATTGGATGAGAACGCCTCGCGCCCTTCGTTGGTGACCGTGTTCGGCGGTACGTCCAGCTTGTAGCTCTTCTCGTAATAGCGTTGGCAAAGTGCCAGCTCCACNCCCGCTGGCCGCCAGTCGAAACGCGACGCCGTGCGCCCTTCTTCGACCTGGAACTGGGTGAAGCCAAACGAGCCGTTCTGCCCCACCAGCTCCCCGCCCTGGCCGGTACCGCACAGGTCGAACACCACGTACAGATGATCGTTTCCATTGCTGCCGAGCGTCTTCCCTTTGGTGCTCGGCACCGTCACGGTGACGCTGTGGCGCGCTGCTGTCGCGCCCAGTGTGAGAACGCCGGCTTCGGTCACCACTTGAGGTGCGGGCGAGCCACCCGTTCCGAAATCCTGAATGACACGTACGCCTACCTTGCGTCCCGGTACGTCGCTGTTTGCCCATACCGATATCGTGATATCACCGCTTGCACTACGGACGCCCTCGATCCTCTGTCCCATCCAGGCACCACTGGTGGCGACAGCACCGGAAACCGTGCAAACGAGGATGGAGCGGGTATCCTCCGGGTAGCCTGCCTGCTGGCCGTCATAGACGACGCGCTGGATATCCTGATTGCAGCTCAACGCGGAGTTGGAGAAGCGGTCGGCAAAGAAGGTTTCAGCCCCCAATGTTCCTGACCCACTGCCGACCCGACCGGAAGTCCGGCGCTGCCAGAACTGCAGGCCGCCGTTGATGAACAGGTTCCTTCCCGGGATGCGCTCGATGATCACCGCGTCGATGCTTTGCGGGATCGTCGCCAGGGCATCGTAGACCTCTGCGAAGTTCTCGTTGATCTTGGTGAAGGCCGGGCGCTGTGTTTCACCCCGCTTTCCATTCGGTTGAATGGAATCGAGGTCGATGATTCGTCGTGACATTTCTGCTGTTTCCTTGTCTTTTCGGGGATTGCACCAAAGCAGCGCATTCCGCAGTGGTGCTCGCGGATCTCAGATTTCCGCGTCCAGACTGATTCCGGTACCCGGGTCGGCGGAGTCTGCGCTCTGCAGGATCCCGGCCTGACCGGCAGCGGCTTCGTTCAAGGACCCGATGATGGTCATCCTCGTCGAAGACACTTCGACCGCGTTGAGCGCCGTCAGGCTCGTCGCCCCCGATCCCGTAAGGAGTCGCCACTGCGGCAGGTTTGAGAATCCGACCGCGGGGATGGTCCGCATCCGCTGGCTGAATGGATAGATCAGGTACACCTTGTTGTCACCACGGATGAGGCCGACACCCGCGTTGAAGCGAACTCCGCCGTCAAAGGAGGAACCCGTGGCATCGGCCTGGTAGTAGCGCCGACAACGCTGTACTTCTTCGTCCAGCGGACGCCATTCGAAAGCCGTGGCCGTAGCGCCGCGCTCCCACTGGAATTCTCCGAAGTAGACCTGGCCATGCTGCGCGCCAAGGCCGGCGGTGCGGTTGGCAAACTGCGTGCCCGCAGATACCCACACGCACATTACGGCGGCACCTTCATCAGATAGTGTTTTTCCCGAGATGGAGGGCAGCGTCACTGTCTTGCGGATTCTGTTCAGGCCAGGAGCGAGCTCGAAAATCTCAGGTGCAACGGCCAGTACCGGGGCGCTGCCCGTTGCGCCGAAGGTCTGCGCGAACTCCAGTGCGATCCTGCGCCCCCCCGCACCTGCATTGAATACCAGGAAGGACACCGTGCTTGGGGTATCGGCGAAGGTTCGCACGTCCTCCACACGTTGCTCGAACACGAAGAAATGCTTCTCTGCGTCGGTGTTTCCACTCGAGCTGACGGACAGCGTGTACTTGCTCCGGGGAAAATTGTTGTCCCCCATAGCCGTGGGGTTCCGCCTGAATACCGGATCGGCGATGCCCTGCATCTGAAGGAACCAGCGATCGGCCGTGTACCTTCCCGATGTGTTGAAGCTGGTACCCCGCTGCCAGCAGTCGAAATTGCCATTGATCAGGCAATTTCTTCCCGAGACCGCACGTGCGACCGCCTCGGGAACTGCATCCACCGCCAAGGCCACTTCCTTGAAATTCTGGTTGATCTTGGTGAAAGCGGGGCGCTGCGTTTCGCCCCGCTTGCCGTTGGGCTGGATGGTGTCCAGGTCGATCTGCTGAAGATCCATGTCCGCTCCTACGGCTGATACGTCTGTTCGAACGTCGCAGTGATGCTGAACACCGATCCACCCAGATGGCTGTCGGTATAGGTGTCGCAGCCATACAGACCGGTGCCCAGCGGGCCCCGCCAGAAGAAGCTCTGGCCCACATGGCCATCCAGGAACGCAACGATCTCGTTGATCGTGCTGCGATTACCGACGAACTGCAGCTGGTAGCTGCGCAGGCGGGCATTGAGCCCATCCGGCGCGGCCTGTGCGTATCCATCGCCGAAGCGCGCGCGCTTGACGGTGGCAGTGGTGGTGCCAGTGCTCTGGCTGGTTGCTGCCCAGGTAAAGGTGTCGGTCATCGTGCTGCACTCCTGCTGAGGACACCGCCAGCCTTCATGTCACGCATCTGCAGGTCACGGTATTTTCGCTCCACGAACTGGCCGATCTCGTTGCCGAACTGCTGCAGCATGCTTTCGTTGCTGGTGACTTCCTTGCCACCGTTGTTGTCGATGCGGATGTTTACACCCNCCCCGCCGCCGCCGGCACCGTGTGCCGCCACTCCCAAGCGGCCATCGGGCCCGCGCTGCAGCGGCATGATCGCTTCAGGCCCCGCTTCACCGAACACGCCGGCGCCCTTGGCGAATGCGAACAGCTGCGGGGTGTTGTAGATACCGCCGGAGTAGGCGGAGAGGCTGGGCGATGCATAGACGCCACCGAGTGCATTGGGTGTCATGTTGCCGCTGCTCAGCCAGCCGGTGTTGTTGCCGAACCCACTCGCAAAGCTTGAACTGGGTGCTGGGCTGGCGCCGCCAAAGAAGCTGGCAATGGTTTTCACCCCCCATACGATCGCCTGCTGCAGGGCAATGCGTTCGAGATCGGCAATGATGGCCTTGGTGAGGTCGCGGAAGCCGGACTTGCCCGTGGTCACGAACTTGTAGAGCGCCGTCTCGGCGCCGGCGAAGGCCTTGTCGAAGGCCGCCTTCGTCGTTGTCGCAGTGTCTTCAGCTTTGCTGAGATAGCTGTCAAACGCAGCCTCTACGCCTTTTCCTGCACCGGCAAAGCCCGTCTTCTTGTCTTCTTTTTCAGTCGCTTCTTTCTTCTCGGGCGGAAGCAGGGGCACTCCGTTGAGCATTCCACTACCGTACTTCCGCTGTTTTTCAACGAAGTCGGGTACGCTGATCGAAGCAAACGGCGCGACGCCCAGCGCGCCCATGCTCATGGGGTTGGCCTGTCGGCTCTCGATGGCTGCCTGCGTGGCGGCCGCTTTCATTGCCGTTGCGGTCAGTTGCTGCACCAATGTGTTCATCATGGAAACACTGCTGCTCATGACAGTATTCAGTGCCTGGTGCAGCACCGTGGCCTGGGTGAGCTGGACGGGCAGCTGCTGTGCAGCCGTGGCGAGCTGGCTCACGCTCTGCGTTGCCGCTTGTGCGGCGGAGGCGACGATCGCGCTGACCTTGACAGCGGCAGCCGAGTCACTGAGCGTTGTATCGCTCATGAAGTTCTCCTGGCATGAAGGAGGCCCCGCGCGTTGGCGGGGCCATGATGGAGCCATCGACAGGTGCCGATGGCGGCTTAGTGCTGTTGCATGTGCGCCAGAGCTGCACGCTCGATGATGCGGATTCCCGCCATCACTTCATCGTGCTTTTCAGGCATGAGTGCCTCGCGCTGCAGCTCCTGGTAGACCACGTTGTAGTCCAACCCGATCGGGCCACCCGCGCCAACGCGCCACTGGGTGGAGACCCGCGAAAAGATCTCGATGGGAAGCACGCACTCCGGCCACAGCGTTACCTGCGGTGGCGGAAAATGCCTTGCCTTCAGTCCGAGCTGAAGCAACTCGGACTCGGTGGGGGCCTGCCAGTACAGTGCCCCCACCGCCTCGATCAGTTTCCCTTGCGTGCGACCTGCAGAGCCTGGGTGTAGCCACCGATGATGGCGCCATCCAGGCCGGCCTGCTGCTGCAGGGCGAGTTCCACGCCTGCCGTATCCAGGGCCACGTCGGCATCCCAGTCGACGACGATGTCCAGGATCGCCTGTGCCACGCTCAGTTCCTCCTCGGCCAACCGCTCCAGCAGCTGCGCATAGTCGGCCACCGGCAGGTGCCGGTAGGTCAGGTTGAGCTTCTGCTCGCGACCGTGACCGACGATGGTCAGGGTGCTCTTGAAGCTCTCTGGCGCCTTTACCTGGAACATCAGGCGCCCTCGACCAGGATGGAGTCGGCCAGCGCGGTGAACGTCGCGGTGGTGCCCATCGGGGTGTTGGCGGCCATCGTCGGGTCGCCGTTGTAGCTCAGGTAACCGTACCAGTACAGCACGTCACCACCGACCAGCTTGGCGCGCAGGATCACCGGTTCGCCCTTGGCGTCGACGTTCTTCAGGGCCGAGTACCACGGCTTCTTCGGATCGTAGAACAGCGGCAGGGNGATGGTCTTGGCGTTCTTGAAGGTCGGCATCTGCACCTGGCGACCGGTCGGGTCCTCCAGCAGGGTGCCGCTCCAGTACTGCTGCTCGCCACCTGCGGTGGTCGGGTCGCCCTGCTGGTCCAGGTCGACGAAGGCACCGGCCTTGCGCAGCACGCCGGCACCGCTGGTGGCGGGGAACAGCACGTTGTCGGTGGTATCGATGCCCAGCAGTTCAACGCTGCCAGCGGCTTCGGCACCGGCGCGGGTGGCGCGGTTGTTCAGGGCCGGCCAACCCGGCAGCTCGATGACCACCACATCGCCGGTGTCGACGCTGTTGGCGGCGACGCTGGCCAGTGCCGGCGCAGCCTTGGAGATCGCGCTAGTGGCGATGGCGGTGGAGACGACCGGTGCGAAGCCGAACTGGGTGCCCTTGGGAAGCTTGAGTGCCATGTTGCATTTCCTCATGTGGATTGAAAAAGACGAAGCCCGGCGCGTGCCGGGCTTCAGGTGGTACGTGGAGCAGTGGAACTACGGGTTGGCGTACCACAGCCCGAAATCGAGCCGTGCGCCGTACTTCCTGAGTGCCGGTTCATGCACGGCAATGGCGGCGCCAAAGGATTCAGACTTCGGCAGACCCGCGCAGACCTGATCTTCGATGTCACGGATCAGGGTGTTGGCCTGGGCGCGGGTGTCTGCCCAGACGGTCAGCTGCACGCGAGCGTGCTTCTGGTCGGGGATGGACCCTTCGTTGAACCACAGCGCCTGCCCACCCACCTGCTGGTAGACCGCGCAGGGATAGGTGACTCGGTCCGGTGGAACATCCGGGTACAGGCGCCCCTGCAGCAATCGGCCAAGCAGTTGCTGCAGCTTCGGTTCGTAACTCATCGCAGTGTCCTCGCTCAGGCGGTTGCAGCCAGCTGTTCGGTGAACAGCACGGCGGTGTGGCGCGTGCCAAGGTCGGGCACCACACCGGTAATATCGAACGTGTGGCCGTCGTGCACGATGCGCATTCCGATGCCAATGCCGGCTCGCTGCGCCGGCGCCAGGCGCACCTGGAAGCGCTGGCGGCGGATCGCTGCGGACAGCCCGCTGTCCAGCTTCACCCGCTGTACCGTGTCGGCACGTTCAAGAGGAATTGCCGCCCACAGATCGGCAACGCTCACCCACGCATCCAGAGGTTGGCCCCAGGCATCGACGCGCCCATCCTGGCGCTCGATGCGGATGCGACGGTTGAAGTGACCGGCGTTCATGGGGTCGCCGCCAGTCGGTAGGGATCGAGCAGTGCGGCGACGCCAAACGGCAGCTCCATCGCGATGGCGGCAGCACCGACCGGTACATCCAAGGCGTGCGTGGAAACCACCACCGCTTCCCGATGCGCATACAGATGGCCCAATAGCAGGCGCACCGCAGCGCGGATGCTGTCGTTGGCCGGCAGGCCCTGCAGCAGCTGCGCACTGCGTTCGGTGGCCACGGCCAGGCGACGATCAGCGACGTCACGCATGGCCTTGGCCTTGGCCGCGTTGGTCTCGGCATTGGCGGCGGCGACCGCGGCTTCATGCCCGGTCACCGCCGCCGCCATGTCCTGCGGCAACTGGTCCAGCGCCAGATCCAGTGCCACCTGGTCGGCAAACAGCGCCCGCCGCAGGTAGGCCGACGCCGCGTCGGTCGCCGCGGCCAGCAGGTCGTCCAGAATGGCGTCGTCGTAGTCGCCGTCGATACGGCAGTGCATGCGGCACTGCTCAAGTGTCAGCAGGGGCAT